CACATAGACCATGCCTTGCTAGTTTTGGCTTCTTAAACAAAATTGTAACAATTCTGCTATAAGGTGTTGAAATGCCTAACATTCCTACACCGCAAGATGTCGCATTATTTGCACAAAGTGTCAGAAAGTGGCAACAAGTGCTTAGTCTGGGTGATTGGAGAATTGAGAAAGGAAGCAAACCAGCTAAAGCTGCTATGGCTTCTGTTGAGTTTAATACTTCTGCTCGATTGGCTACTTACAGACTAGGCGACTTTGGTGCTGAGAAGATCACACCAGAATCTCTGGATCAGACTGCTTTACATGAGTTGCTTCATGTGTTTCTGCACGATTTGATGACTGTGGCACAAGACCCTAAATCATCTCAGGATGAGGTTGAAATGCAAGAGCATAGAGTCATTAACCTTTTAGAAAAGTTACTGTCTAAGGATTCCAATGGGTTCTCATAACGAAGCTTGTACAGACATGGAGTTCATCCAACTTTGGGGTCAACTGCAATCTGCTACAAAAATGGCAGAACATCTAGGTATACACAATAGGGCTGTTCATCTACGCAGAAGGTATATCGAGAAAACCTACAACATGACCCTGAGTGCCAAAGACCATCGGGGCGATATGTATAACAAGAGCAGACCCAAGTCTTTCTCTCCTTTAAAACAAGTAGAACTTGGGATGCTAGATGGGTGTGTGATTGTGTTCTCTGATGCCCACTTCATACCTGGTCAACGAACAACCGCCTTTAAAGGGCTTCTATGGGCTATAGAACAGTTCAAGCCCAAAGCGATAATCTGTAATGGCGATGCTTTTGATGGGGCTTCTATCTCAAGACACGATGTAACTGACCAACCACAGACTTCTGTCATTCAAGAACTAAAGGCTTGTCAGGGTGCGTTAGGTGAGATAGAAGAAATAGCCAAAGCAGCCAGACACAATGTAAAGCTACTGTTTACATGGGGTAATCACGATATTCGGTTTGGCAACAGATTAGCTCAACACGCTCCACAATTTAAGGATGTTGTCGGGTTTAAGTTGACAGACCATATCCCAGATTGGGAGTTCTGTTGGGCAGTATGGCCTACCGAACAAGTGATTATCAAACACCGATATAAGGGTGGAATTCATGCCACACACAACAATACTGTAAACGCTGGTGTCTCAGTAGTGACAGGGCATCTGCACTCTCTAAAGGTCACGCCATTTAGCGACTATAACGGGTGTAGATACGGGGTAGATGCGGGGACATTGGCTGAGACTGACGGACCACAATTTACTTATGCCGAAATAAACCCAAGTAATCACAGATCGGGCTTTGCGGTGTTAAACTTCTTCAATGGTCAGCTTTTATGGCCTGAACTCGTCCATAAATTTGATGAGGACATGGTTCAGTTTAGAGGCGAAGTAATTGATGTAGGTGCATTTTGAGTGCATGGCTAATCATCTTGACGGGTGCAATCTATGCTTATATTGCTGGTGAGCAGCTATTGAAAGATAACCCGCACATGGCTATTGTGTACGCAGGGTACGCCTTTAGCAATGTGGGGCTTTACCTGTTGGCTAAATAGCCTACAACGGCTCGTGAGTGCTTAAAGCAAAGGGCGGGATTTCTTCTTCTTCAGTTTCATCCTCAGAGTTGTCAACTGCTTCATATTCAACCGCCCAACCATGTGCCTCTTGAAACTCAATAAACTCTTTGATAATTTCAATTTTCTCAAAGTTATGGGTGTCAACTGTAATTTTCTCATCGCCTACCCAACCAATTTCCATTTCAAATTTCATGATTTTCTCCTGAAGCAACCGATTGTTGCAATGAAATACTAGGCTAAGTTTATGTCAGTCAAGTGTCTTCTGGAACACCCCGTTGGGCAATAGAGTCCCCTTGCGATTCTTGATTTGATCGTACGCAACTTCCATGCAGTCTACAAGATTGATGTCTTGAAGAGCGCAGTAGTTAATAAGGCAGACCATGACATCACCAACAGAATCCACAATAGCTTCTTTGTCCTTTTTGATGGTCGCATCTGCTAGTTCTCCTATTTCAGAGACCGCCTTGAGTAGCTGAGACTCTGGGTTGCTATTAGGAATAATCTTTCGGGCTTCTGCCCATTGGATTATGCGAATTTCTATGTCAGCGTAACTCATCTCACTCTCCTTAATTCCATAACTTTCTCTGGTGGTGGTGGCAACATCTTCTCTGAAGGTGGATTCCATCCATGTTTTTTCCAGATAGCTTGGACATCTGATCCAGAAGACCATTTAAAGTCTTTTGTTGGTGTAGATGGATAACTAATCTTGGAATAAGGTGGTTTTTCTAGCATTCATTAAATCCTATTAGGTGAGGGGAAAACTGCTCGTCTGCAAGCTAGGAAAATCCTTTGCACAGCTCTCCCCTCGGGTTTATATTAACTCAAAATGGCAAATCTTCGTCTTCAAAACTTGCCTTTTTAGGGGCTTGTTTGGGCTGATAGTCTTCTTTGGGTGATACTGCTAAACCCATGAATTTGCCTGATTTGCCCTCTTTAATCCATGCAGATAGCCAGTAATCCTGACCGCCCACTGTGATATTTCCTTTGTAATCAGGGTGTTTCTCTGACTCTTTTTTGTCGTTCTTGAACAAAACGCCTGAGTTATCTTTCTTTTCCATCACATTTCCTTCGCTTTCTTTAATGCTGAACGCACTTTACTGGGTAGGAGTGTCCACAATGCAATCTTTTGTTCTGCATCAAGGTTCTCTCCTTCCAACTTATCCCAAGCTGCCTTGGGGTCACCTTGCTCACAAGTGGCAATCAATTCAACTGCCATCTCTTGCAAGTACTGTAATTCCTCTGGAGGAATATTATCTTGTGCGCCCTGAGTAGGTGTAATCACTACTGACCTACCCTCTTCTGGTAGGTCTTCACCCGCATAGATGTATAGACCCAAGCCATGCAAACTTAAAGCCTTTGTCATGCACCGCATGATTGCCGTGTTTACTGCAAACGCATCGGGAGTAGGGATGGCCTTGTTTCTGTAGTCCATCACAGGCAATTGGCAAGTCATTGGTTTGCCAAACATGGTAGCGGTAACGAACACCATTGCTGTGCCGTTAATGTCCATAAAACACTTGTCGCCAAACATCTCTACCTTATAGGTGGCGGTAGGATCAGCTTTGAGAGCCTCTTGCCATGCCCAAGCCCATGATAGGTAGGTCAGGTTGTTTTTCTTCTCTGTATGAGAATTAACATCTTTTTTCAGTAACGCTTCTATTGACATATTAACTCCTTTGATTTTCATCTAACTCTTTTTGAATAATTAACTTTTGTTGTTCAGGCTGTAATTCCTTGAACTCTATAAAGTCTGACTCTTCGCAACAGACTATTTTATTACCCATAGTGTTTAAACAGTATGGGCAGTAGTAGATTTCTGAGAACTCATCTACATAGGTTTGAAATAGTGTTTTCATTAGTGGAAACTTTCATAAGCCATTGTCCACAGAACATCACCCGCCAGATCGGTGAGCTTATTCAACTCATCTTCTGTCAATGGTGTCCCATCTTCATAGCATCCATTTGAGAAGTAGGCATCAGAGAAGTCTGGGAAGTCTCTGCTATCCACTCCATCTACTTCTAGGTCAACGACCTTTTTTCCATTAAGAATTGGCATATCACGCCCCTCTTGCTTTGAGCATTTCATCAGCCATCTTGTAACTGCATTTGGATAGCCGTTGTTGTTCAGCGTCACTCCATCCCGTACAAGCCGCTAACATTCCTTGCATAGCCTTAGCCGCAAAGTAGTCACGCAATGTCATGCCTTCTGTGTGTCGATACTGCGAACCCGATATTGGAAACGCTGATTGCTTCATATTCACTCCTATTTGTTTATCAAAAATGTGGGTTTTTTGTTGCCCACACCGATAATGTGCCACACCTTTTTATCTTTTTATACTAGGATAAACCCTAATAGACAAGCATAAAAACAACAGTAGTATTCTGAGTATGAAAACTGAAATACTTGAAAAAAGATGCGCTGAAGCCTTGCTTGGGTACTCTCAAACAATGGCAGATGCTTACACAACCGAACCAGAGGACTTTGATGCGGCTGTAACAGCTTTGCTTGCTAGGACGCTAGAACTCCATCTAAACCGACCAATTAACCTAGAGAACCTTTACAAATGACCCAAGAATCAGTTATTCAAGCATTGCAGAATGGATCGCTTACCTCATACCAAATAGAAGACCTAACTGGCATCCCTAGACTACATATCGTGGCTGCTTGCAAACATCTGCACCATAAGAAAAGAATCACTGTTGAAAAGATAAAGCTGGGTAGGTCATGGGTTTGTCGGTACACACTAGAACCCCACATGATTGACGCTAAACCAGTAGAAGAGACTCGTGACCTGCTAACCCCGTTTGACATCAGGAACGCTAAAGGCATCTTTTCTAAGTCTGAGTATGCTTCTATGAACTCTCAAGCTAAACGATTGCTTGGCAAACAACCAATAAATGAAATCACAAATAATCAATTTATTTGAGTTTACAAAGTAGAATAAGTTTGATATTATGGAATCCAGCTAGGTACGAAGTCATGAGCGTACCGAAAAGAGTTATCCCTTCTCCTGCTGGCAATTCCTTTAAGGGTGTTTTAAAAAGCGGCACACATTATGGCTAATCCATGGTTTCGGCTCTATTCAGAGTTCGCACACGACCCCAAAGTTCAAATGCTTTCAGAGGCAATGCAAAGACGTTATGTCATGCTTATGTGCCTCCGATGTAGCGAAACACTTGAAACGTTACATGAAACAGAGATAGCGTTTCAACTTAGGTTATCCGCAGAAGAATTGGATGAAACTAAGAAGTTGTTTATCAGCAAGAATTTCATTGATAAACATTGGAACTTACTTAATTGGGATAAACGTCAATTTGTCTCAGACTCAAGCACCATGCGGGTTGCCAAGCATCGTAGTAAAAAGAAACAGGTAAGTAACGCTGATGAAACGTTACAGAAACGCCCAAGTAACGCTATAGATACAGATACAGATAAGAAACAGATACAGATTCAGAGTAACAAAGCAACTGTCGTTGCAACACCTGTCGGTGTTTCTGATTCTGTTTGGCAAGAGTTTGTTTCTCATCGTAAGTCAAAGAAAGCTCGTGTCACTCAGTTGGTTATTGATGGCATACAAAAGGAAGCAACTATTGCAGGGTGGTCGTTGGAAGACGCATTGAAAGAAACCATTGTCCGCAACTGGCAATCTTTCAAAGCTGATTGGGTGAAAGATGAAAACCTAAGCAAAACAGGTCAAATGAACCAAAGAGTTATCTCTGGTTTAACAAGAGGCTTAATTGGAGGTGGCAATGTCAAACTACTCGGAAACTGATTTCTGCACTGCAGACCAAGGATTAGATTACATCTTTGCGAGAATGATGGCTATCTTTGGAACACCATTTAACCGGCACTTTGACGGCATAGACCCAGAGTTTGTTCGTCAAGAATGGAAAAACCAACTAGGCCGATTCCTGACATACCGCCCAAGCATGGATTTTGCTATTGCCAAACTAGAGGGTGAGTTTATTCCGAGCGCAATAAAGTTTAGGAATCTGTGCAATTCTGGCCCTGCAATTCCTGTTAAGCCTGTTGTTCAAATTGAACGTAAGAAAACGCTTCATGAGCAAATTCAAGCCGACAAAGCCAAAGCAGAAGCCTTAGCCAAGTTTGCTCAGTTTAAAAAGCAATGGAACGACCATGAGCCACTATGACGCACATAAGCTGCTAGACAAAGTAAAAGAGGGTGTTCCTTACCCGCTTCACCTGATAAACAAAGCATTGGAGTTAACTGGTGATCTGGAGTAGGCGAAACATTGAAGGCCCAAGTGACAGGGTGATCCTAGAGCAAGCCGAGGCCAGAGAGTTGCTCCGCACTTGGGAGACAAACAAGGATAGAGATTTTGTCCGTGGTCGGCTAGAGAGAGCTGAAAGAATCTATGGTACGGGTGCTAGAGACAGAATCAGAGAGTATATGAACAGAATCAAAGACGGGACACTTCTATGACATTTATGGTCAATTTCAAAGTAGACGCTAACCCTGTTGGCAAACAAAGGGCTAGATACGTCAAAAGGGGAAACTTTGTGCAAACTTACACCCCTGAGAAAACTAGAACCTATGAAACTTTAATCAAAGATGCTGCAATCGAGGCAATGGGTAGCTCAGAACCATTGGAAACCCCTGTCAGCCTTTATCTCTACATTCGAGTGCCAATCCCTAAGTCATGCACCAAAAAGCGGTTAGAGGCCATTGATAACGGGTCAGAGAAGCCAACAAAGAAGCCTGACGCAAGTAATATCCTAAAGAGCGTAGAAGATGGCATGAACGGGGTTGTCTACCATGACGATTCGCAGATCATCAACATCCACGTTACGAAGGTTTATTCGAGTCTGCCAGGCGTTGATATTTGCGTTAAGGAGTGCTTGG